CGTGCGCCTATGGAGCCTTTCCATCGGCATAGGGACGACGCTCTAGTACCCGCAGAAGCCACTCTGCGGCCCATCGGTACATGCCCTCGCAGACGATCATCTCGCGCCATCCCTCATCACATCGGACCATGTAGCGGGAAGTAGCACCGCCCGTGTCTTCTAGGACCATGCTGTAAACCGGATGGTTTGGGGTTGGGATTGCATCGTTCTTCGTTGTCACGGGACCTCCAGTCTGGACGTAGGTCGGGCGGGCGAGCGCTGCGTGGGCAATCTGGCACAGCAAATCGGGTGCCCGCTGCGTCCCTGCCGATGGCATAGTGCACGCGGGTACCCGACTCTACCCGGACCCGTACCCGGACCCGCCCGGGCGTGCGGGCAAGTGCCCGGGCGGAACATTTCGGACACTTGCCCGAGCGGGTAGTGAGCGGGCACAGCAAAGCGGGCACCCGCTGCCGACGTCCGGGAAGGATCGAGGGCGGGTACCCGCTTCGCGTACTCTACAACTTCTCCGAACCTGACTCTAGGATCGTGGTCCATTCTAGATCGTTCAGGTAATCCCGTACTTCACACAGACATGTCTCACATCCGCTTACCGACAGGCCAAGTCGACCCTCGACTTGGATGTCCAGATCCAGGTTATAGCTATCCAGAATGGATTTCAGGACATCACGAGACGCATTCGTCTCCAGAGTCGCGTTACTAAGGTGCCGGCTGGTCATTTTGATTCCGTCTTGTTCGGCAGCAGCTCGGCCCAAAGCGCCTTGGCCAATTCCGTGTAGTCGATCTTCGTGACCTGTGCCTGTGCCTTCTCGATTCGATCTAGCCTGGCGATCACACCATTCTGCGATGCGACCGCTTTGGAGTCCCGGAATCCTGTTGCTAGGGCGTAGTACGTGTGTCGCAGCTCGGCCGCCTGGTTGAGTTCCTTTTCCCACGGGTCTTCGGCGTTTATCTGAACAGCTGTCATCTCTTCATCTCCTGGGAGGCCTGGTAGACACCAGGCATAGGTCATGTCCGCTAATGCGGCATTAGTGACACTGATATGGATATGGTTGGTGTGTGGATCGGCTCCGTCGTAGGAATCCCAGATCCAACCATAGTTCGGGCCCGTGATCAGTCGGTTGGCGATTATGTAGTTGACTCGGTTGTCCTGGGCCATGCATAGGGCATCGGATAGCTTGTCTATGTCGCAACCGTGTAATGGGTCATGGGTAATGTCTAGCGCGCGTACGACTCCGTTCGCATCGGGGTTGTGGTCGCTTTGCTCGGCTTGGTGGGCCGCATCTCCTATGGTTCCATCGCTCGCCTTGCTACGACCTGGGTAGAGATCGTCTATCTGGTCTCTGAGTACTAGCAGGCTATACGCCACTCTCCAGCTCATAGCGGACCTCCTTCCAGCTCTGGGGACGATTCACATGCCTCACATAGCCAAATGGCACCTTCCAGCCGCTCTATGTCCTCTGCTGAGTAGAGATGCATGATTGTGATCTCGCCACAGGAGTCACATTCTCGCGGTTGGACACAATCATTCACCATTTGCTCCTTGGATTGGGTTCTGGACTTATTCTCTCCGGATTGCCAACGTACTCGTTGCATGCCTTGCACGCCGCTATCAGATCGATGGGCCTATCACCATACGCTTTGCCTCTGACATGGTGTACACAGTTGGCCTGACCTGTGCAAACCTTCGGTATGGCCAGTTGGCAGCGTCCGGCGTCCTCATGGCGGTTGGCGTTGAGGATGGCCTTACGTAGTCTGCGCCAACGGCTGGTGCTGCCACCTGACCATGATCGGCTCATTTGGTTGTTTCGGATCCCGGAACGTGTATTAGCCAGCCGATACCATCGATCTTGAATGGGGAGGGAGCCTCATTCTCGAATATGCTGAACATCACCATCGGCAGATGTGCCAGATAGGAGCTTCGGCAATCAAACACCTCGACTGAGACGGATACCTGTCCTCCACACACGAATCTGATGGCCGATATCCCATTCTCTATCGTGGTCCTCCACTCCTCTTTGCTGTGGAAGGACACATAGTGATTTATTCTCGCGATTGGGACGGCCCCATCAGATTTGCCCGTGAATTCCACAAAGAGCCTCATGGTGCATCTTCTCCAGTTGCGTCTGTCGGATGATCAGTTCGAGGTATGCCGTTTTGCTGATGTTGCATCGGAATGCCTCGGTACGTACGAACTCGTATAGTTCCGATTCGATCCAGCAGTGGATTTGCTTCCTATCGGACATGATGCGAGTGTATCACATCATCATAGGCGGGGTCCAGTCCAAGCGGAGTGCCGCATCGAACCGGCATTCGCCCGGGCGGCTCGAATCGCCTCACGCGCCTCCACCCTGGCGGCCGCGGCTCGTTCCGTCGCCTCCTTGATCTCTTCCTCGGTACGGAAATCGAGTTCCGGCTGCGAACCGAGCTGGGATGCCCTGGGAACGCCACTCATTCCACCGGTGTGGAACGGGGTGGGCAGGTTGGTAAGCCGATACACCAGCAGACCCACGGGGCTATGAGCGACGTTCAGGTCGCCAGCGGAGAGTAGGTGAGACTTGACCTCAAGCGGAGACAGCCGTGAGAGCGCCGAGACGATGAGGGCCAGGAGCCTATCCGCATCCTTCGGAGAGATCTTGGTTCTCAGCCCAGTTGTGACCGCGGCGAGTAGGCGTCGGGCCTGGTCCCGTGTCCAGTACTCCTCTTGGTGATCTTTTTGGATCTGGGGTTCGGTCCTCCCGTCGTCCCGTGCGTCGGCGGGGGGGAGGGGGGGGGTTTCTTGGTCAAATGAATCTGGGTTGTGGGTCACTGGTGACCCCCCCCCCGGGTCACCAGTGACCCTCCCCCCCGGGTCACCAGTGACCCTCCCCCCCGGGTCACTGGTGACCCCCCCCCGGGTATCCACTGGAGAAACAACTCTTCCTAGGACGATTTCGTACTCAGTGGGCAATTGTGATCCATCTGGCGCGTGCCGGGTGTGCCCAACGAGGACTTTGGCCTTTACCAGGGTGGCGAGTGATCGCTTTACCGTCTCGACCGATACGCCGAGGAGCTGGGCCATCGTCGATCGTGCGGGATGGCATCTCAGGTAGGAATTGGTCGGTGCGTCATACGTTCCATAGTTTCCAAGCAGCACGTATACGGCTATGTCGATCGGTTTCAGATCTAAACCGAATATCCATCCATAGACCATGAAATAGCCCATAGGATGCTGTGGCTTTGACTCTGTCACGTGTATCGTGGCTCCTTGGGTGATGATCAGTTCGCGTGCGAGGCCCGAGGTTCCCGCCTCGGGCCTCACCCTTTGGATCTTACAGAGCCTAACGTATCATATAATCATGTGCTGGCTAGGCGATCGCGCCACGGTAGGCCAACGTCATCCGGCCGGTGGCGTTCCGAGCGACTGATCCCGTACTGGACTGGTAGAGACTCGCGGAAACGTACTGACCAGAGGTCATGTAGACATGGGTAGCGGCACAGATCCGGACCACACCCGACGCGTCCGTCGGAGCCGCTTGTGTGGCTATGTTCGCCCCGTTGAGCAACAGATCCAAGATCATAAAGTTTGGTCCGGAGCATAGGGCGAATCCGGTCACCAGGTGAACCCCGGTGGTTACCGCGTAGATCTTGTCATCGGTAGGCGAGAACATCGCGGCTGTATCAACACTCTGGGAATCCAGCTGGAGCGTGGTTCCAACTGCGTGCGGGATGCTCTGGGCCGCTGCTCGGTACGCCACGCACATGTTGGGAACCTGCAACCCCTGGATCGCGGTAACCAAAGTGGTCAGCTCGGCCGCGGTGAGCCGCTGCCCGGCCGAGAACGAGGTACTAAGGGTCATGATCACTCCTCACAGGGCCAGGATGACGGGATTGGCCACATGTACCTCGGAGCCAACGGCATGACTCTTGACCACACCGTTGACACTCCTGGTAACCGTCAGGGTTTGGTATTGGATGGGGTACGCGCCGGTGACGGCGGAGATAGCGGTGACGGTCATTAGCTCGCCACCGATCAGGATGTCGTAGTTCCCGCTCGCGTGGGTCCAGACGCAGGTATCGGAGATGACCGTGTCGACTCCGGTCTCGGTGGTGTCGAGTGTCTCGGTGGTGAGGGTCGCACCGCAGTCCAGGTATCCGCCGGTGTCGAGTATCTCGGTGGTGTACGGCTCGGCGGGTACCACGATCAGGGTGAGCTTTCGTCGGTGGGTGTCGGTAGACTCCCCCATTCCCATTACCAGTAGCAGCGGCGAGTTCGGGTCGTCGTACACCGGGATACCAGTGAGTTGGACCACCGCGCCGATGTCCACATATGTGGTGTCCAGCGCGTGAGCGTCCAAGTCGAGCGTGATTTGACCGTAGGTGATCCCCTGGTAGGTCATTGTGGATACCAGCCACGACGCGTAGTCACGCAGTCGACTATCCAGTTCGGGATTCACGTCCACTTGGGTGTCGTACACACCCACTCCCGCTGGCGGGGGCTGGGTTCCCATCGGTCCGGCCGTGAGCTCGAACGTCGCCGATGATCCGGTGGGTTTCTTGGCCGTGACCTTGTTCCGGATGTTCCGATCTCCAATGGTGGGGTCCAGGTCGGGTACCAGGTCGGTATTCACGTCGATGGTCAGTACGGGATTCTGGTTACACAGCACCCCGTAGCATTTGAGTACCAGGTCATCGGTGGTGGCGCTCTCGTACATGATCCCACCGTCGACAACCGCGCAGTCGTACAGAATGTCGACCAGCTTCGCCTTCGGCTGAGGACCCATCGTGTGACTGTCGTCGGGTCCGGTCGCGTACACCGTGGTGGTGATCCCATTCTCGGAGCAGACTCGCGCGAACCTGACGTAGGCGATTTCTCCCGGGTAGGCAAGGGTGGCCTGGTAGGTGGGGTTGGGGTTGTACACGTCATACAGGGTGATATGTCCGATGCTGGCGGACGCGACGTTGGCCGTGTCCTGGGCCAGGATCGAGATTTCCCCGACCGGACCCGGGACGAACGTATCCGACGCGGTGTCACCGGATACCCCGTCAACGAATAGCTCCGCCGACGCGGTTCCCCCGGACTGGTGAATCGAGATCCGAACCTGATGCCACTGACCGTCGAAGACGTCCAGGCTCGCGTACGTCATGCTCAGATTCCCGGTACCGGACAGTTGTCCGATACTCGCCATGACCTGGGTCGCCCCTCCGCTGGTCCATATCGCTGTCAGAGCAATGGCGGCGTCTCTCGTTTCGAGGGCCAGAGGGGTCATGACGCTATATGTGCCAGTTTTGGTGCCGTAGATGACACATTCGATGGTCCAGCTGTTGCCCGTGGTGGTGGTCGGGGTAGCGGTGAACGCCGCGGAGCCTCCACCAGCAGAGGCGAGCTCCGGTAACTTCGCGGTGTCCCCCGTGGGTCCATCTACCTTGGCCAAGGAGATCACCCCTGGTACCACGGACAGTCCTGGAGCTCCAGCTATGACGTTGGCTCCAATGCTGGCCAAGGAGTCATCGTTCAACGGCCAGTAGGCCATCGGAGTCATCGCGAGGACGGTTGACAGGATCGCCGATAGCGCCGGGGAGTTCCCGACCATCAGACGGCGGAGGATTCCCCCTCCGGTGATGTCGGTGTACCGGTCGCCGCCCAGGATCCGGGCGGCCTTCCACTCACTGGCCTCCCCGATCCATCGGACCACGGAATCTACCGATATGCGCATGGGAATGTTCCTAGCCAGACTTCCATACAAAGCGGATAGGGGGTTGGCCGGATTGTATTCTCCGAGAGCACTCGCGATTCGTACCTTGGTCTCTCCGGCCGTTGGTTTGGTGGTCTGATTCGCACCGCTCCTGCTGGTCGACACGGTCACGCTTCGTCTGACCAGCCCCGCGGCGGCCAGATCATGCCAGGCCCCACCGTAGTACACCTCTACCGCTACCGTGTGCTTGCTCATATTGCACTCGCGGTGACCACTTGGATGTCGTTGCCCCTGATCTCCATGGCTGACCTCAGAACCTCTATCAGCAGATCTCCCACCCGGGATCCGTCGCCCCTGAGAACGATCTGAGTGATGGAGGACTGTCCGGCTGGGGTGATGGTCTCTCCGGCCATGAGCCGTGCCACCACTTCGGTGCCGGGTGCTCCGGGTATCCTTCCACCGGTGTGGAAGGTGGGCAGGTGGGGGGCCGAGATCGAGTTTCCACCGTATTGCGGTACCCAGTCGGGAATCGTCCACGACAGCTTTCCGACCGTGGCGTTCCACGCCCGGGCGATCGCGTTGAAACCGGCCTTGAACGGGGCGCTCACGATATTGGCTATGCCCCCGAAGGCGCTACCGATCCTGCCAGGCGTGTCGGAGATCCGATTCCAGAGTCCGGTTAGCCAGTCGGTAACCGCCCGGATACCGGAGCCGATCCCATCCTTGGCCCAATTGAACACGGATGCCACGGCATTCCAGGTGGCGTGCCAGGAATCCTGAAACCAGGTCGTCTGTGTGGCTACCCAAACGATTCCAGCGACCAGGGCGGCAATCGCGAGCACGACCAGGGTAATCGGGGAAGTGGCGAAGGCTATCGCCGCGTTGAAGGCCCATTGCGCGGCCGTGGCGACTCCGGTCGCCACCGTCTGGGCTCCGGTGGCGATGGTGGAACCAACCGTCTTCGCGGTGTTGACCACCATCCCGGAGCTGAGCGCGGTATTGGCCAGCATTAGCAAGTCAGTCGCGCCGACCACACCCATGATGATTGGGCTGATCAGCTCCATTTTCTCTCCCCACTCCTGGATCTTGGAGGGTGGTTCCGCGTCGCGCTGCGCCTGGTTCAGCGACAGCTGGGCCTCACGCGCTTCGATCGAATCGGCCCCGAACTCTTTCGTCGCGTCGGCAAGGGCCTTCTGGGCCTTCTCGACGTTGATCTGTGCCTGCGCCTGCCGATCGGCTGCGCTCGCCGCAGCGTCCTGAAGGTCGGTAAACGCGGTCATCGCGCCACCGATATCACCGATGCCCCCGGAGAGCTGAGAGAACGCGCCGGATGCCACGTCTAGTCCCTCACCGAGCCTCCCGGAGGATCGGTTCAGTGAGTCGAACGCTTGTTCGGTGCTTCCCATTTGGGAGGCCATCCGTTGCCCAGCCTGGCCAACCTCATTTCCAGTCGTCTCAACGGCTTGACCGACCCGGGATGTCGCCCGTTCAGCGGCGGCGGAGTCTCCGGCGAAGGTGAGGGTTACCTGGTTTCCGGCCATCACATGTCCAATCCGGCTCCGGTTACCACCCGCTGGAGGGCCTGTTCCAGGATCCGCTGAAATTCTTCCTTGTTGTCATGATATGCCGGATACACGTATCGACCCGAGGATATGAACGGGCGCCTCACGCTCCGATTCGGGCCCACCCGACCGCCATAATCCAGCCACGGTAGGTACGGGGCGCGTTTTCCCCCGGCCGTCACCCGGCTTGCCGTCCGGGTAGATGCCGCTCGGATCGATCGTGCGGCGGTGCCGGTACGGCTGGACACCTTGGCTCGGGCGGCGTCAACCACAATTCCAGCGGCCTCGTTGGCGGCCAGGCGGAGGCCCTTCGGCAGCTCGGAGTTCAGGCCACGGAGCGCCCGGTTAAGGCGTGAGAGTCCCTCGACCCTCACGGTGTCCACCAGCATCGCGTGCTACCTCCGTTTCCTCGCCAACTCCTGGTCCTGTGCCTGGCGGCCGTAGTAGACAACCCAGGTGCCAAACTCCTCGTTGCTCATCTCGTGGCGGAGACGCCCAACCGTCATACCCAGCTGGGCGGCCAACGAGAACTCAAACTCCAGGGTTGGGCTCTCCTCCAGGGCTTTTGTAGGCTTCCGTCGCGGAGTTGGCCCCCATTCCAGACAGTTTGGTGATCCGGCGCGTCATTGGCTCCAATTCGCCGGCGGTTGACGCGCGTTGCCATTGGCTAACCTCGTCCAGGGTGAGCGCCGGGACGGCCACCCCGAACTTGATCAGCATCCGGTCACGTTCCTCCGGGGTTTTCCCGGACTGCATGACCAGCGCCTCATGCCTGGACAGGCCCCGGATGGAGACCTTCCCCAGTCCAGGAATGACGAAATCCTCCTGGGGTAGGCGGAGACGGAACAGCTCGGACTTGATGACTGGTTCATCATCGAATTTGACGTTGATCTCTTTCATGACCTCTCCTACGGTTGTGCGGTGGTGGCCACAGGACCAGAAATGGTGAAATCACAGGTCCATTTGATCATGTCCGCTACGGGGTTGGACTCCACATACTTCTCGCACACCGCCGTGAAGGAGTCCTGCGGCAGCCCGCTGCCGGTGCCCTCCGGGCGCCGGATGATGGCAGGGATCGTGCCAATCAGCGCGAGGAGACGCGCCCTGGGGCCCGTCGTGGCGGAGTTGTACACCCCACCCATCGAGAATTTCCCTGACTTGAGACCCTCGCCGTACGCGTAGTCATCCGCTCCGTAACAGGTGATGTCGTGTTTGTCGGCTCCCCGCTCGATCTGGCTCTGGTTCGTGTAGGTCGAAAGGTCGTATCCGCCGACCGTGACCACGGTGGCCTTGGTGTGAACGAATGCCATGACGTCTCCCTTATGCCGATGCGCCGATGATGAACACGTCGTAGGTGACGCTGGTGGAACCGGCCGAGTTGGTGAACGTGAGCAGATCTCCCGTTCCGGCGGTAACCGCGATGCCAGTAGCGGTGGGGGATGACCAACGGAATGTGCCCCCCGGCATGACCGGCATTCCGTCGCCGGCGGCCAGGAAGATTGGTACTCCGTTGGCGGCCGGTCGGGTGACGTTCACGTTGTTGGTGTTCGCCGACGAGGTAACCACGATCACCTCTTTGACCCGGGCCATCGTGAGCGTGTTCCCGAACTGGTCGGTAAGACCTCCGGCCAGGTCGAGATCCTCGGTCGCGCTTGCGGCGAGGGTCCGTTGACCGTGGTAGATCAAATCGGCCTGGTTGGCCCCGGTGCCCGAGGTCAGGTCGACGCGCTTGGTGTATTCGAGCGGATCGGTTGGGGACGACAGCACGGGCACCTTCGCGTTGGTAGCCGTGATGTTCATAGTGATCGATGTGGTCAGGGTCATAGTCCACTCCCTACGATCTTGCAGGTGAAGATGCTAGCCAGGTAATCGGTTCCGGCCAGCGTGTAGCTATCGGTGGCCATGGAGCTAGTGACCTCGATCGCGTCGAACGTGCCGCCCTGGATGGGTGTCTCCAGGGCCCGTTTGATCGACCTAGGTCCGATGGCGCGCAGATAATCCGACAGCACCGCACGGGTCGGGCGGTCCACTAGCTTGCCAACCAGTACGACTACCTCCAAGATGTACGTTTCCATACCATTTTGGTAGGTGCCGTAGTCGACCGAGCTGGGGTACCCCACGATGGCGGCCGGTGGGATGGCGGTCCCCACCGGCCAGGCATGTACCCGCAGTCCAGGCACTACGGCGAGTCGAACCGCCAACTCGTCCATCACATCATCAAGGATCATCAGACCGCTCCCCAGAGTCGCACGTAGGGACCGAGCGAGACCCGAACATCGGGGTCGACGGTGGCCAGCAGCCGCATCTCGCTTCCCTCCGCCGGACTACCGGCGATCCCGTACGGGCTATCCCTCCGAGCGGCAAACCGGGCCGCCTGGAGCCAGCAGGCGTTCTCCACCGAGACCGGTACGGCCGACCATCCCCACAAGGCGGTGACCTTCACGTTGTCCAGGGGCGAAGTCGCGGAATACACTCCGCCGATCGCGGCGGCCGGTAGGCGAAGCTGGGTCCAGACTCCGCCCTTGTCAACCGCGCGCACGGGCTCCTTGACAAAGTCCGTGGTCACCACACCATCGACCTTGACCACCAGGCCCGTCACGGTGGCGAAGTCGTCGACGGAAACCATCCAGGAATTCCGGTGCCGATCCCACCGCGCGGTGTATGTCCACTCAGTGGCGGCCGTGAGGACACCGAACTGCCGACAGCAGGCCTTGTCAATCGCTCGACTCGCCGTGGTGATATCCACGGCAAGCTGCACGTCATCGTCGATATCCGTGACGCGTAGGAAGGACTTGAATCGTGCCAGCGTGGTGTAGTCCGGTGCCCAAGCCATCAGCTACCGCCCCCCAGGAGCGAGGCGATAGAACCCGTGGTCGCTCCCAGGGCCCCGGCGATCCCCAGCGCGGCCCAGGCGGCCCGTTCCAGGTTCCTCATTCGGCTCTCGATACCCGTGACGGAAGCGCCGATGGTGTCGAGCTTCTCCTCCATCCGCGCCATCTTCACCTCGACAGATTCATCTGGCATCTTTACCTCTCCTCCTCGGACACGGCGAGCGTGGCGTGAATCTGGATGACGTTGGCGGCCAAGATCAGGTCTAGGTAATGGCAGATGGCCTGATCTGTGGGCAGTCCGGTTGGGGTGCTAATTCTCGCGGACAGAGTCTCTGCCAGGATCTTCAGCCGTTCCAGTTGGGCGATTACCTCGGCGCGGTTGGTCATCAGATCGAGTTCGGGATGCCGAATACCTGGCAGGTGCCCACGAAGGTGTTGGTGGCCCCACCGGAGGTGATCCGGCAGCGGATCCAGGGCCGGTTGTTCTTCAGCCGGACCGATGCGTACGCGTACTGGGTGCCCTTGCCCCCGGTGAGCGTCCCATCGGTGTCGGCGGTCGCCGGGGTGCCGATGCTGCCGCTGGAGTCGTCGGCGTCCTGGACCACGAAGCTCACGGTGTCAGTACCAGCGGATCCCGCCGTTTCGACAGCGCTGAATACCACCAGCACACGATCGGCGTGCTTATAGAGCAGACCCGGCGCGGCGGCGGTGACCGTGGATAGGTTGATGTCGTTCGGTGTGCCGAAGTCGAACGACGTGGTGGTCGCGGATGAGATCGTGACCGTGGCCTGACCAAGCAGGTGCAGATCGGTGCAGATCTTCTCACGTACTGGCATGTTGGATCTCCTTACGCGTGGCAGGTCATGGCGATGTACGCGCCGGTGTTCTGGATGGTGGCATCCATGCGGGCGTAGGCGCTGAACGCGGTCTGTCGGTACGCGGAGCGCGAGTAGGGATCCACCACCAGCTGTACCTCTCGTACCGAGCGCTTGACGTAGCCCTCACGGAGGTTTCCGAACACGCCCCATAGCACGGTGGCGCTGGAAAGGCTGATCGATGGGAACGCCTGGTCGACCGTGTATGGGTAGTTGAGCAGCATCCCGGTGTTCGGAGTGTCTCCCATGGTGGAGGTCATTGAGCGCCACATGGGGTCACCGTTGGAGTCGACGATCCCCTCAATGGCCTTGAGGGATGTGTCATTGAACGCCCAGCTGGCGCCAGTGCGGTATGCGGGGTCCACCGAGTGGACGTAGGTAAGCAGGTCGGCGTACTTGATGGATGCGGCTTGACCGGACTGCACACCAGTCTTGCCATGTAGGATGCCCATCGGCTGGTTCACACCGGTACCAGTGACAAGGTGTGTGGACTGGATTCGGGCGATGCGCTCCCCCAGCTTGCGGGAAATGAAGCTCTGCAAGTCGAAGGCGGAGTCCTGGAGCAGGTCCCAGCTGAGATAGAGCGGTGCGGCAGATTGTCCGCAGGTGGCATAGGTGTAGGCGTTCAGGGAGTTCTCGGTGAACGCCAAGTCGGCTCCCCCGACGAAGGTTCCGTTCTCCTGCACGATCTCGCCGACGTTGCCGGTATCATCGACGGCCGGCCAGGGCAGCGGGTTCCCGGTGCTGGTGCTGATGTTCTCAACCACAGTCGACAGCCCACCGTAGGCCAACTGGGCCTCCACCAACCTGTTGCGGAAGCCCTCCGGCACGAGGTATCCACCAGCGGTACCCAGGTTCTCTCCGAGATCACGGGTCTGCGCGCCCCGGTAGGGGCTGTGGGTGGTCTGGCGGAGGAAGGATTCGAAGTCGCGGTTCTGCTCATCCTCGCGGGGCTGGGTGGTGACCCGGGGCTGGGTGGTGGTCGGGGTGGTGTACGCGGTTTGCCTGGAGCGGATTTCCTCGGAGCGCCGAGCAACGGCCAGCTGGGCTTCCAGCGTCTCGTACCGTGCCGCCTCCTCCTCGGTCAGGTCCCGGGGTTGTCCCGTGTCCGGGGCCACCGCCTGGTCGATGATGGCCTGGAGTGCGGCCAGGATCTCCTCAATGGTCATGGTTTCACTTACCTCTCAGATGAGCCTGGGCACGTGCCCTGATGATTTGGCTGCGGCGGTGGCTGGCCAGGTGCTGGGCAGCCCGGACTTCGGTTGTGGCCCCGGTGTAGGCGGGGAAGGTGACGGGGCTGACGTCGATCAGCCGCTCGACGTCGGTATGGGTGATCGTTCCGCTCTCACGGTCATAGTCGAATAGGTCAGGAACGAAGGCGAACGACGCCCCGGAGATGTCGCCACGTTCGACCAGTTCCCGCAGGTCCCGGGCGTATGAGGTGTTCGGTAGGTCAACCTCATATTCCAGCCCGGCGCTGTCGGCTGCCAGTCGAAGGGTTTCGGCTGACTGCCGACCGAGGACGTACATCGAATCGTGGTTGTACAGGGCGCGTACGTCCGAGGTTGTCAGCGCGCGGTCTAGGGATCCCTCCGCCATGATCTCCTGGCCACGCCAGCCTAGGTCGGCGACTTGGCCGAACACGGCCGCGTACCCACCCAATTTGTTGCCGGACAGGGTCGGTTGGCTGCGGCAGCACACTCGGACGAGATTTGGGTTCTCGAAACGCCGTAATGGTTGTGAGTTACGCGATTCGTAAGTCATGCCCCCGTGCCCCCAGTCGTTATGTCTGGATTCGGAGTGGTGGTGAGCGGAACGCCCTTCAACCGCAGGATGTCCCCCCCGGGCACTGGCGGTAGGTTCCGAACCGCCCGAGCCTCGTTGATCGTGATGATCCCACCGTCGATCTGCTGGGCCAGCAACGCGACCTCGGCTTCGGGTGACGGTCGCTCCAACCCGCTGAAGTCGAACTCAACGAACCGGTCGCCACGGAGCAGCCTCGACAGCCGCTGCTCAATCCGTGTGGCCCAGGGCGCGAGGACCGTCCGACCCATCCCCCGGTTAGACTCCGCGACCCCGGTACCCCAGCTGGTCTGCTTGTCCGTCTGCATCAGCAGATGCGGGGGGACACCGAACCATCGGGCGATTTCCTCGATCTGAAACTGCCGGGATTCCAGGAATTGCATGTCGACGCTAGACATGGTCCAGGGCGTGAATTTCAGCTTCCGGTTGACAAACCGGATGCCTGAGGCGTTCTCGTATCCGGCCGTCATCCGCTCCAGCTCTTGCTTGACCACGGTGGCGTCGTCCTCATCGACGTCGTCCCCATCGGCGGACACCAAGCCGGAGATCAGGGCACCCTTGCTGAACATGTTGGCAGCGGCGCGATCAGCCGCTACGGCGGTTCCCATCGACTGGCGGGCCAGGGCGATCGGGGACATGCCCCGAATCCCATCGGTGGTCAGAGCGGGGATGTGCTCCAACCTAGATCCATCCACGGTCAGTAGCGTCTCACCCTCCAGGGCAACCGTGAAGATCTTTCCCCCGACCACGGGCCTGCCATCCGGCCAGGTGTCCTCTTGCTCCACCGCGACGTATAGCGGATGGATGGGGGTAAGGGAAACGAGCTGCCCAGCACCGCCCCGGACGTGTAGCAGGAAAGCGTTTCCATGGAGGAGCAGGTGTAGCAGCACCGTTTCCTTCCACTCATAGGGTGTCGGCCCAAATGGGCCGCCCGGGGTATCGAGCCAACTTGGGACTCTCTCCCGGATGCCCGGGGACGGTTCACTCAGTGTCCTCAGTGGCAGCATCGCCGTGGTACCGCTGATCAGCGCTACCGCCCGGTACACGGCGGAGAGTCCGAGCGCGGTCGTCTCGTTGATGGGGACGCCCGAGAAGTTGGCCGTCCCGAACTGAAACAAGGTAGCCAGCCGTGGATCCGAGATCGAGTACGCGGTTCGGCGCTCGATCTCAGCGGATGGCGCTTTCTTTCTGAACCATGGCCACTGCACAGTGTGATGGTATACCACATGATCTAGATATCATGATCATATGCGAGGAATGACAGGCCAGCTGACGACCAGCCTCATCGAATCGATCGACGCGATTGAGGTAACCGACCGTGATGAGGCACTGGTCCACCTGGCCATCACCTACGCCCGGATGATCGACTCACTTCCGGAGTCCGTGGCCAGGGTCGGACCACAGCTACTCGCATGCCTGGAGGCGCTCCTCATGACTCCCCGCGCCCGGGCGGCGGTAATGAAGGGAGCGAACGATGACCAACGGCAGCAGCTTTCCCCGCTCGATGAGCTCCGAGAGCGCCGTAGATCCCGCTGAGATCCGCGGATCCCGGACCCCGCGGATCTGGACTCCACCACTTCGTGAGCTGAACCCGGAAACCAGCTACGGATTCGACGTCGCCGACTTCGCCCGGGCGGTGTTAGAAGAGCCGCTTGATCCATGGCAAGAGTGGCTGGTGGTCCATCTTGGCGAACTGCTGCCGGACGACCGACCCCGGTTCCGGGTTGCGCTGGTGCTGGTCGCACGGCAGCAGGGCAAGAGCCATCTGGCGAGGGTCCTGACGCTGTATTGGATGTTCGTCGACCAGGTGCCGCTTGTCCTCGGGCTGAACGCGACGCTGGCCTACGCCAAGGAACAGTGGGCAATGGTGTGCCAGACCGCCACGGGTAACCAGTGGCTGGCCAGGGAACTGCCGCGCAACGCCATTCGACAGACCATCGGCGAGGAATGCCTGCGGACGAGTTCCGGCAGCCGGTATAAGATCGCCGCCGCTAACCGACGGGCCGGTCGGTCTCTCACCATCGATCGGATACTCGCGGACGAGCTCCGAGAGCAGCAAACCTGGGACGCGTGGAACGCGTCGGTTAACGCGACGAACGCCCGACGCAACGCCCAGATCGTGGCCATCACCAACCAGGGGGACGACACCGCGGTCGTCCTCGATTCGCTGCGTACTCCGGCGCTGGAGTACATCGAGACGGGCAACGGAGATAAGCGCCTGGGAATCTTTGAGTGGAGCGCTCCGGCCGGTAGCGACCCAACCGACCTGGAGGCACTGGCCATGGCCTGCCCCGACCTGGGCGGCCGCACCGATCCCGACGCGCTCCTCGGCGCTGGGCTGCGGGCAAAGCTCGCCGGCGGTGAGGAGCTGGCCAGCTTCCGCACCGAGGTCATGTGCATGCGGGTGGCCCTACTCGACCCCGCGATCGACCCGGATCGTTGGGCGGAATGCGAAACGGCCGATCCCCTGGACCTGGCCACGGTCCGCGACCAGGTAGCGCTCTGTCTCGATGTGAGCCTTGACGGATCCCATGCGAGCCTCATAGCGGCTGCCGAACACGAGGGCCTGGTTCACGTCGACGTGGTCAAGGCCTGGACCGGATTCGGGTGCACCAAAGCGCTCCGAGTGGAGCTGCCTGGGATCGTGGCAAGGGTCAAGCCCCGGGTCGTCGGCTGGTTTCCGATGGGGCCGGCTGCGGCAATCTCCGCGGATATGGCGGAGCGCCGGGTCAAGGGATGGCCACCGAGACGCGTGAAGCTGGCGGGGCTGGGCCAGGGGGATGTGACCGCGGTCTGTATGGCGCTGCCCGGTTTGGTGACCGCGCGCGAGATCAGGCATGCCGATGATCCGATGTTGCGCGCGCACATCGGCAGCGCGCAACGGCTCAACCGTGGTGATGGGTTCGTGTACCAGCGGCGCGGCACCGGACCGATCGACGGGGCATACGCGGTGGCGGGTGCCGTGCATCTTGCCCGCACGTTGCCGCCCGCTCCGGCGAAGCTGGTCGTGCTCTGAGCGGGTACCCGCCCGCTACCCGCTACCCGCTATCCGCTACCCGCTCACTTCCTCTTTCCTCACCTGATTTGAGCGGGCACCGGTCTCTGTACCTGCGGGTATGTACCTAGGTCTATCTACCTCGAGGTTGGTTCCCTACTCGGTACCCACCTGGTACCCACCCAGTACCCGCTGCCGATCGCGCAAAAAAAAGACAGAGCGGCGGGTGTCCCGTGGTGTCAGGATCCCGAACTTTTTGGCTCGTCTGGACAGATATGAGTTTGGAACTCCATGTTCCATCCAAATTCGTCTCTGGTGATGAGTATCTTTACAGGTTCGCTCCACTTCCCTTCCATCTGGCATAGAATCTCGTGCGTCGCCCTAATGGTCACAATTTCTTCCTCGGGCATATCCAATACGTCCATGTCTTCTTGTCCTCTGTGGTAAGCGGGTAGGCGGGCAGGCGTGCGCCTATGGAGCCTTTCCATCGGCATAGGGACGACGCTCTAGTACC